GACAGTTCGATCTTCTGCGGCGGGGAGCCGGAGCACAGCGCCAAAGCCGTGGTCGGCCCGCCATAGGTCAGGATGCCGATGTTGACGATCTGCACGGTCTGGAGGTTCGCGAGGAACCCGGTCGAGAAGCGCGCGATGCGGTTGATCGTTGCGCCGGCGAGCGCATTCGCCGCGCCATCGAAGCCAAACGCGTTCCCCTGATCGTCCTTTAGCGTAATGCTGGTGCCAGAGATTGCCGTGACCTGGAACCAGCGGTTCAGGTATACGGCGCCCGAAGCGTTCACGATGCCAGACAGAACCGCTTGGTCGCCGACGCTCCACCCGGTCGCCGTACTGGTCGTGACCGACACCACGCCGCTCGACGAGCTGGACGTGATGATCGTGTTGCTGGCATTCGTCACGATGCCATCCTGGCTCCAGAACTGCACCGCGCCGGCGCTGCCGTCCGTGGTGAAGACCGCGGCGTAGCGATGCAAGCTGTTGCCGAAAAGGGTGCGGACATAGCCGGTTGCGCGGCCGTAGGTCGGCCCCAGCCATTGCGTGCCGGAGCGTTTGATCCAGCCGCCGTTTTCGACCGGCAGGCCGTTCGTCGAGGTTTCCAGCGCGGCCTTGTGCCAGGGGTGGTCGAACCGGCCGTGCGCAACTGCGTCCCAAACACCGCCCTGGAAGTTCCCCTGTGTGTGTACCGCGTGTGCCGCGGGCTTGCCGTCAGCCATTGTTCACGTGTGAACAGCGGTCAGGTGAGGCGCACGGCGAGGTAGTCCGACAGGTCGAAATCAATCGGCCCCGTCTCGATCAGGTTGAGACCGATGGCCTCCAGCCGGGTGTCCCGGTAGTGGCGCCGCAGCCGATTGTAGTCCTCGGCCGCGCCGGGAAGCCGCGGGCCGACTTCCAGCGCGAGGCGCGCCGCCAGCATTTCGCAAAATGTCGGCTCCATCTGCGTCACGTCCACAAAGTCCGCGACGTAGCGCATCAGGACCGGGCCGGGGGAGGCGCTGACGAGATACTGCCCCTCCAGCACCCAGTCCTCGCGCCAGTTACCCTTGCCGGCGCCGAGATACGGGTTCGCCGCGCCCTTGGGCTGGCTCGGCGCCTGGCGCAGAAACCCGCGCGGCAAGCGGAACACGTTCGACGTGGTGGGGTCGCTCGCCGGCCCCGCGCCGATCGGGTAGAGAAGCTGAAGCGTCGCGACCGTGCCGTTGACCGCGAGCCAGTTTGACGAGGGCGGGTCGTCGTCATTGCCGTTGGTCAGCGACAGGTAAACCGCGCTGTCGTATGTCAGATCGCCGGCGAAGAACGTGTCCCCCGCCGCATAAACCTCCATCACCTCGGGGCCGAAGTATGCCTGCCACGAGGCGGCAGTGTAGTAACCCGCGTCGGTGTCCGGCGTGCGCGCGGTGTTGCTCGCCACGCGGCTCTGCCACCAATTCCCGTCGCTGTCCTTCACCACCTCGCCGACCGCATATGTGGTGGAACTCGACCAGGTGGGCGGCGTCCAGACTTTCGTGGTGGTGCTGATCGCGTACAGCGGTGTACGGCGAACCGCGAACCGCCACACGTGCGCGCGCAGCTCGGCGTCGCGCAGCTTCGGGTAGGCGAACGCGAGTTCCTGCGCCTCCAGCGAGTGATCCGTAAAGGCGCTGATCCGGTGCGTGCGGAGGAGCTGAAGCGCTCGGTTCGCGATGTCCAGTTCGGTGAGGAAGGACGCCAAGCGCTACCTCCCGCGCTGGGCCGGCTGCTGCTCCTGCGCCGTCTGTGGAACGCTGATGTCGGGTTCGGTCGTGCCGCCTTCGATCGCCGAGATCGCCTGCGCTTCGCGCACAAACCGCGCGTATTGGGTCAGCAGTTCGCCGCCGAGATCGGGCCGTGCGGTGAGCTGCTGGTTCATCAGCAGCGCCATGCGGCACGCGACGGCCATACAAAACATGTCCTCCATCGCCGTGACCACGACGGCATCGCCGACAAAGCGCAGGATCAAACCGCCGGTCGTAGCCGACGAGACGAGGTAGCCGTTCTCGATTTCCCAGTCGTTGAAGTTCAGGCCCGCCGTCGTGCCGAGCCGCGACACAGAGGGCTGCTTCGGGTCTTGCGGCGCGAGGCGCATGTAGTTTGCCGGCAGCCGATAGCGACTGCGGCTGGTGCTGCCGCCAGGCGGGTCGAAATTGATCGGGCCGGTCATAAACAGCGCGGAAGATGTAACGCCCGTGGGCGCCATCCAGTAGGTCGCGTTCGGCGGCACCTGGTTCGAGAAGCTGGCGATGTTGACCGCGCGGTAGACCGTGCCGCCCGACACCACCATGTCGCCGGGAAAATAGGTTGCGCTGGCGCTATACGCCTCGGCCTCCAACGGGCCATAGTAGAGTTCCCAGGTCGGGCTGAAGCCGCCGACGCCGGGCGTGTTCGCCAGGTTCGACCCCGACAGGCTCGTGTAGAGAAGGTTGCCGTAACTCACCACGTCGCCGGCGGCGTATGTGGTCGCCGCGCTGTACGCGGGGAATGTCAGCGCCTTGATCGTGCTGCTGACTGGCCGGATGATCGCGCGGCGGGTCGCGAAGGTCCAAACGAACCGGCGCAGCTCCGCGCGTCGGGCCTTGTCGTAGGCGAACGAGGCTTCCTGCGCCTGCCGCGAGGTGTCGCTGAAATTCGTGATCCGCGGCACCCCGAGCATTTGGAGCGCCTGGTTCGCGATGTCATAGGGGGTGACAAAGCTGCCCACAGTCTACCCGACCGTGCCCCGCAGCGGCACGCGAATGAGTGACATGGTGCCGGTCGCCATTGCCCCGCCGGCGACGAGCTTGTAGGAGCCGGGCGGAAGGTCGAACGTCGTGTAGGCCGTAACGGCGGCCGCACAGTTCATGTACGTGCTGCCGTCAGCCGTCAGGATTTGCAACGTGACGTTCCAGGTGCCGCTGGAGGCTCCGAACAGCGCGTAGGTGCCGCCGAGAAGCTGAAAGGTCGCCGTCTCGCTGTTGCCGACCGACGTTACCTTTACGCCGTCGCCGTAGTCGGTCGTGGTCGCCACGGCGGGTTAGCTCGCGTCGTTCGGGAGGTAGGTCGTCACCTTCCGT